CATTTGTGCGGAGACGCGAGGCGGCCGACAAGTACTTCAAAGAGACGGTCGTACCGCTGCGGAAGTTCTTCGACGGACGGACGTTTGAGAGGGCGACGCAGCCCGTTGAGCAAGGCGGGATCACGACAGCGGCGATCTATGACAACATCGCGACGGTGGTGAATAAGGATGATATGGAGTTGGCGCGAGCACTAGGGAAGACACTAGGGCCGCGTGGCCGCGATAGCATGATACAGGTGATGGCGGCGGAGGCACTGAGGGCGAGCGAACTGAAAGGCGAGGGTAAGGCGATTGAGTATGTGCTCAAACATCAAAACGTGATCCGAGAGTTGATCGGGCGCGACGCGATGACGGAGTTGGAAGGGATGGCGAAAGTGGCCGGGAACCTCGTCGAACGTGTCAAGGCTCGGTCGCCGAAGATATTTGATTGGTCGCACTCAGTTGCGCCAGTGTTTGTCGTGGGGTCGTTGTTCTCAGGACATTATCTGCACGCGGCCCAGATGGCACTGACACTGCCAGCGTATCATATCGGGCTGGCGGCGCTGCAACGGATACATCAGACACCGATTGCGAAGAACCTTATGCGGTCAGCGGCGAGGCTAAAGCCGGGGAGCCCGGAGCTAGATACGCTCGTCGATCGGACGGAGGCCGTCATACGGAAAGCTGTCGCAATCGAAGCGCGTGGCGCGAGCCAGGAGATGCAAACTCGTCAGTAGGCGTGAAAGAGCAGGACGAGCAGCAGGAACCAATAGATCGCCACATATAACGGCACCCCGTCGTCAGGGTCGGGGGTGTTGTTCAGTCTCTTAATCACTGCTTCGACATCAACTGGCTTGTCCATTGGGCCTGCTCTCACTGAGTTGTGCGTTCTCACCGAACGAGTAGAAGACGCCGCCGGGCTCTGATTCGGCGAGGAGCCAGTGCGAGGCGATAAGTTGGTCGAGGAGTTGCTTGCCCTTGCCGTAGTCCATCCATTGCACCATGAACGAGAAGGCTTCGACTTGCTTGATGCGACCGTGACGCTTGATCGCTTCTTCGAGGCCGCGCCACACGTCCATGTTGAGGCGGACATCGCGGTTGTCCGACTGGCGGGACTGGAAGACTTTGCCTAGCTCGTGCTCGATCTCGTCGCAGCGGGCAACTGAGTCTCGCATGTCGGCGAGAGTGATAAGTAGCTCAGATCGACGACTGGCCGCGAGAACGATAGCAAGTTTGATGACGTGGTCGAGCTTTCGAGCAAGATAATAAGATAGCCAAGGGTCGTGATGGGGATGTCGGTTGAGAGCGGTCTGTCGTCGTCCGTGTGCGTCATAGAGTTCCTCGTAGAGTGCTTCGGCGTCGGGAGAGAATGTGTACGTGCCTTGGAGCTTGCTGATCTCGATCAGGTCGGCGGTGAAGGAGGCCATTGTGCGTTCGTATGTGCCCGCCCACAGCTTGTGTGGGAACGCGACAGAGCGTTCTTTCTCGTCGCAGTGGAGGAAAATGATGCGAGAGGACAGCCCCCATCCGCCGAACCTGCCGCGGAAGTTGTCGCGCATCCAGTCGGGAGTGGTGCCCGCGATGATATTGACAAACGGGTTCATAATCGTATCGGTGCCTTGGGTCTTGGTGCGTTTGGTGAAGGCACTGTTCACCTTGCCGTCGTAAAGTTCGGTGAGTACATTCACCATCGCGCGGTCTTCGGGATCGAAGAACGTGCCGAACTCACTGATCGCGAGGGTGATGGCAGACGTCACTGTGTGCGTCTGGTCGAGGAGGGAGTCAAGTTCGACGTGCTGGTCGTCGCCCTCGGCGAAGATGTCTTTGGCCTCGGCGACTTCTTCGACGAAGCTCTGCCACGTCGAGCAGTCTGCGCCGAGGATGACGTTAGGAACCTCTCGCAACAGACCAACACCGACGTTGATCGTGGTGGACTTCTTCACGAGGCCGGGCGGACCAACTAGGATGATATAGAAGTTGGGGTAGTGGCGATAGTGGCCCTCATCAACGTACACACGACGACGGAGCACTCCGGCGATCGCACTCACGCCGGTCCAGAAGTGGAACCGTTCGGGGGCCTCGCCTTTGGGCGTCAGTGTGGCGACGTAGGCGGCGAGCCAGTCAGGATGGTGGCGGGACATGGTAATAATTCACTAATAGTTGCAGGGCTTTATAAGGCGTGAGGTCTTCGTGGATGTAGAAACTTACTGTTCCTTCCTCTCCGCAAGTTATATGTTCTAGGCGGTAATGGTCGTATTCTATTGTTACCTGATCTACTTTCAGCGTTGGAGCCCTTAATGAAAAGGGAGGAGGAGGAATTGCTACAGTGAAATATGGAGCATCACTGTGTGCCCATTTACTATCTGCGCGTCCGCCTATTAACAGCTTCATACTGCTTCCTCCTCGATGGTGGCGGGACATGTTAGTTTGTAGCTCTTCGCGCATGGGCGGCGTAATTATCAGCGGACTGACGGAGAATAGATGGCGCTTTGTCGAAACTAGCATTACGCTCTGCCGGTGGAGAGCCAGAAGCTACCGCAGCGATTGCAGCGGCAATTAGACAGGCAGAATAGAAGTCTCCTAAGTGTTCTTCGCCTCCGATTTCTACTATCCGACGAACCATGTCGTTGATACGTTGTGATGAAGATGTCATGCTGCTTCCTCCTCAACGTGCCATGGGTGCATGTGGCCCCAGTCTTGACGGCTCCACTTGATCTCACACGGGATGACAAGTGGGTCGTCGTAGGGAATGACTACGTGCATTGCGGTGCGGAGACGGGTGATGAACTCTTCGTCGAGTGTGGTGAGTGGAACTTGGCAGAGAAGCGAGTCGTGGTGTTGCATGAGGAGTTCGACGGGCCAACATTCACACGTCATGCAGGTGCCGCAGCCGCGCTGACCGAAGATCGCGCGGGCGCAGTCAACAGCGAGCATAGCGCGGTTGATCGTCACGGCAACGGTGGACTGCGCGATCCAGGCGAGAGCTTGGCTGAGGAGATTGTCACCGCGCTGGCGCGTGTCGCCGCCGACATAGAGACGGCGGAAGCCGAACTTGTTGTGTATCACCGGGTTCTTGCGAGAGCGGAGATCGAACTCAAGCCGGTCGTGCAGTGCGCCGATCTCGGGGTTCTCTACGCGGGTCCACCAGTGCTGACACGCAGCAACGTGATCTTCGGGCAAGACGATTGCAGACGCCACTGTACGCGCACGGCCCGCGAAGTTGGTAGCGTGCTGCCACCGCTTAGAATTATCGCGATAGGACATTCCGTTCGTGTGCATAGAGGAGCGAGGGGGGCCGATCTCCCGCACGCGATGGAAAGCGCCGTTGGCGTATGTCTCAGCGTACAAGTGATAAGCGTTGGGGGTGTGTAGGTCAGAGTCGGCGCGGAGGGCGTCCTTGAGACGAGTGGCTCCGGCCTCCCACGCTATGACTTGAGCGTCGGCGGCACTGAGATCGGCCTCGACGAGAGCATAACCCTCGTCCGGCAGATATAACGCTCTCAGATTAGGTAATGAAAGAGCATAAGGGTCATCCATGACAGACGCTCCACTCGCGGGCCGTGTCGGGGGTCGCTCCGCTATGCGCCGTCCATGCCGTGCCCTTCGGGCACCGCTCCGGCTCGCTTCGCTCGCCTTCGCTCGGCACGGAGCCTTGGCGCTCCGCTACGCTTGACAAGCTGCGCGCGCTTTCGCCCCCTTCGGGGGCCACTCGCCGGGCTTCGCCCGGCTCGCTCGAAAGCTTAGGCGCGCGCTGGCTTGTCACCCCCCTCCCGCACCACCCCGCTCGTTGCGCTGTCACGGCCACCAGCCCTCCGTCCGTCCGTGGATGTAGATGTCGCGGCACGCAAGCACGTCGCCCATTGCGGAGTGCGCGTCGTCGAAGTCGCGACCGAGACAGAAGCGATGCGCCTCGGCGAGGTTGGGCCACTTGTACTTGCCAGGATAACGTCCCGGTAGCTTCATTCGGTTGGTGAGTGCGCGCATCGTGCAGAAGGGACGGAGGTAAGAGAGTGGCGTTGGGTCGAACCCGGCGTGTGCGGACTCAATCAGAAGCATGTTGTTGTCGAAGGGGAGGTTGTGCGCGACGAGAGTGGAGGAGGCAGGATCGTCGGTAGAGGCAAGGGCGACAAGCTCGTAGAGACGGCGCAGAACGTCGCCGAGGTCTTCGCCGACTGCGCGAGCACGTTCGAGCGAGATACCGTGGACGCGCTCGGCGGCAGGATGGATGGTAGCACCAGGGGCGGGACGGATAATAGCGTTGAGGGAGGAGTGATGACGGAGAGCGCCTTTCTGCTCAGGAGGCAGCATTCCCTCATCGTACTCCTCGCCGAGCCACGCCGCGAGTTGGACGACGCGAGGTTGGGAGGGGTGCGTGAGTGGGAGAGTGAAGTCGGGGAGGCCGGAAGTCTCCGTGTCGATGAAGAGGAGCATGTGGGTTAGTCCTCCTTCGGCATAGAAAGAAGCTCCTCACGACGCTTACGGGCGTAGTTGAGAGTTTCGAGAGGAACTGTGGAGAACTTGCCGTGTTCCATTGCCCACGTTATCATTGCGTCTGCGCAAGAGCGAGCTTCTTCAACTTTCTCAGGAGACTCGCCTTCGGCTTCTCGAAGTGAGGCCCAAATGGCTATGACGATTGGAGCGTGTTTGTCACGGGCGAGTAGGACGAACATAGGTTCGTCGGGAGCCGCCGCAGAATAACAGTCGAATTTGCTGGGAGAGAGTTTAGTTCCCACGTTACACTCCTTGTGCTATGTCGTCTTCGCCGACAGGTGTGGCGAGGTCGGCGTCACGGTCGTCGAACGCAACGAAGCCGGGGAGGGCCGTGATTGGAGGAGTGCCGGGCTGGTTGAGTGCGACAACGGCGCACGCTTGCGCAGCGATCATAAGAGGAAAGGGGCCAGCGAACACAGCGTCGTCAGCGACACGTGGGATACAACCGAGAAGACGGCCAGACTGGTCGCGGACGGGAGTGAACGCGTCGGAGATGACGCGGAGGTAGTTGGTGGGATCGAGAGGCATGAGAGGGGGTTACTCCTGCGAGGGAAGTGGAGCCAACGGTGGGACGGTAGAGTCGTGCCATGGCGTGATCGTTTGTGGAGGTCTCTCGGACTGCGGCGGGGCGGCGGCGAGGGCACGGATGCTTGCGCCCACGTTCTTGTAGATTGAACGAAGTGGTGCCAATTTGTCAGCTACTTGCGCCGCCTCCTCAAGCGCCGCCGCACGCGCCTCGCGCTTTGCCCGAATGATCTCTTCGTCGGCGTCATTGTAGTTGCGGATAGCCGCTCGCATGGCTCCCTCGCGGGCGCGCTGGTCGCCGTAGGCGGCGAGGGCGCGGGCGATGAATGGAATGACGCGCTGACAGACGGCGCACTTGTCCTGCATCGTGTTGTCGTGCTCGACATCAATCTCGGCAGCGATCTTCCGCGCCAACTCCATCACGTCGGCCTCGGGCGGGTTCGCGTACTTCGCCTGTTCGTCGGGCGTGGGTGTCATGTGACTAGTCTCCGTCATTGCATCTGAGCATAAAGTGCAGTTATCCAAAACTCTTGAGGATAATATATTGCACCCCACAGAATAAAGACGGAAGAGACAGCAGCAGCTAGTAAGCGGCCCATCAGTTTCATCTCCTCACGTCGAGCGGGGCGTGCAACCGATCCGCTTCCGCAACACGCTGGCCGTACTCGGTGAGGGCGCGGGCGATACCGTTAATGGTTCTCTTCCCCCCGTCATCATTAGCGGCTGGATAACGCGCCATGTTGTAAAGATGCTTCGCCAACTCCATCACGTCGGCGTTGGAAGTCGTGTACTTCGCCTGTTCGTCAGGCGCGAGGGTGCAATCGTTCAGTCGGGTGCCGGTCATGTGGCTTAGTCTCCGTCAGGTCGTTTGATGTTTTGAAGATTGCCACCTTCGCCGAACGCGGTTTCGTTGGAAGAGAACCGAAATGTCTCGACGAACGCGATATTGAATGCGTGACGCATACGGCCGTCCGCCGAGGGGCGCGCGTCGAGTGAGCCGCGGAGCGTGTCGAGAGTGCGGTAGTTCTGGATTTGCGCGATGAGGGGAGCGATGAGAGGAGTGCGGCGAGCGTGCGTGGAGAGTGCGGTGTCGTCGAGACTAACAGCGCCTGTCTTCCGGTTCTTGATCGGGGGGAGGCAGAGGTCGTCGTGGAAGAGCGCACGCATCTGCGGGGTCGAGTCGGGATTGAAGTCGCAGCCAGTCGCGACGTTGATCCACTCACGGACTGCGAGGGCGTCGTGCTCAAGACGGCTCTGCGCTGCACCTGCACCTGCGGCATCGTAGCGGAGTCCGCGGAACATCATCGAGAGGACGGGCGCGAACAGGCGCATCTCGAAGTCGAACTGCTCGCGAAGACCGGCGTGGTCGATCACGGTGTCTAGAACTTCGGCGCACTCAGCCGTGCGTACACAATCTTCACAGTTGTATCGCCAATAGGTCTGTGCGTCGCCAACGTCAGGATCGAATGTACGTCCGTCGTCTTTCCAATAACGGTAATATGCACAGTACATACTGGCGATAAAGGATAGCGATAAAGAGCTTCCTTTCTTATCAACTTTACCAGTAACAGGATCAATCTTTCCGCCAAGAAGCCCCGGAAATGCGACATGCTGAGCGACCTGTGTGTCGGAGTGGAGACGGGGGAGGAGTGCCCAGCAGCGGGCGATCACTTGGCAGTCCCAGATCGCGTTGTGGAACGTGATGGGGCGGGAGGAGAGGACAGTACGACATGTTTGCGTGACGGCGAACTCGTCGTCTAGCGACCAGTACGACGGCTCCTCAGGGCGAGTAGGATGCGTGAACGGTATACAGATCGCGTGTAGGGGGTCAGATGCGAACCCCACGCAGTCCACACGCCCCCAACCTTCCGTGTCACAGACCAGAGGCGTGTCACTGTCCTGCGCGTATGTCTGAAACCACTCATGTATCTCGGGTATCGATGGCTCAACGACAAACTCCCATGCGGGGCGACGGACTTCGCGGAAATGGGACTCGCGAGCGGCACGACGTAGATCTTGGACGACGATTGGGCGGTGTGTCCAGGCGCGGAGTACGTCGGCGGGATGGAATGTGCAGATCACTTTTCCACTGTCAGCGTCGAACGTAGAACCTCGCCATTTCGTAATTCCAGACTCTCCTGTAAGCGCCCAAAGTGGCGTGTTGCCGAGGGCAATAACAAGAACGGGGTGGTGTGATCTAAAAAGCTCTTGAAGGTGCGAAATTCCGGCTCGGACAGGTTCTTTAGGAAAGCGGCCATTGACTTCGCACAATCCTTCCTTGCGAGCTTCCAACTTTCCGGCGAAGAACTGGTCGATGTCATTGTGGATCAGCTTTCCGTTCTTGAGGTAGGAGGGAGGCCGGACGTGGCAGACGTTCGTGGCGAAGCATTGGGAGCGGTCAAGTCCGGCCTCGCGAAGCATCTCGTTGAGGAGGAAGCCAGACGGGCCACTGAACGGGTGGCCCGACTCGACTTCACGTTCGCCCGGCGCTTCGCCCACGAGCCAGATGGGAGAGGCGGGGTCGCCGTCTTCGATCCAGCGGGTCATGCGTGCCGCCCCCACGACAGCCGGAGCAGTGCGACCACGTCCCACGAAGTCACCGCCAGATTAAGACGAGAACTCCGGCGGAGAGCTGCCAGACGTTGACCCGAAGAGGGTTGCGGCACTCGGGACGGCTCTGCTGAGCGATGATTTGCTGGCCGAGGCACTGCGCGGCGTCGGCGCATGTAGTCGCGGATGTAGAGGCGAGCGTCGGCGGGGTTACGGTAGTGGGACATTGGTGTCCGTCCATGATTGGGCGTACTCGTGTAGGTCTAGCAATGCGCGTATATCGCGCTCGAAGAGGAAGAGCGTCGGGCCGCGCGACGTAGTGATGCCTTTGAGATAGCCGTTCCAGAGTGCGACGGTCATGTGGAGGGGAGGGGGAGCGACTTCACGCTCATTGCTCCACTCAATTGCAGCCGTGCAGCAGGGAGAGATGAGAATGTTGCGAACAGGTCCGTTGCCCCCGATGTTCTGGAGTTGATCTTTGTACGCGATGAAGCTGGTCTTGCAAACAGGACAGCGTAGGTTGGTGAGGATGGTGCGTCCTGCGACGATGGCCGTCGCGTCGGGGGGCGTAGTGCCCCCCTCGCGTGCGTGGTTGCCGTAGCCGTCTGGTGGGCGTATGGGCTCGGGGCCGTCGAGCGTCGTCATCGAGGGACGCTCGGCGCTCACTGCGCGGCCTCACGGAGACGCGCCTTGTCAGGCGACGTGACGCGCGTGACTTCGGCGTAGATGATCTCGGAGTCGTTGGCGTCGGGGCGGTGCTCGACGTGGACGAGCGCGGTCGCGAAAGCGAGTGCGCCGATGGAAAAGTTCTTCTGTTTGTTGAGGCCAGTCACGTCGAGGAGACGCTTGAGCCGCATGTTGCGGTTGGTGCCCCAATCGAGTTGGGGAGGAGTAGTGGGAGTGAGGTCGAGCATGAGACTTTGACGCACCAACACCTTCGGCATGTTCATCTTCGTGCGGACGGTGTCGTCAGTGAGTTCCCACTGGAGTTCGAGCGCGGCCCACGGCTCACCGGCGCGTGCCTTGTCGTCGCCGATAGTGCCGGAGCGGAGGGAGTCTTTCGTCAGCGGTTGGCACTGCGCGAGGTAGTCGCCGGGATCGGGGAGGACGAAGGTGGTGTCGAGTTGGCCTTTGTGGGTGGTTTCGAGGAACGAGTTGACATCGAAGAGGGATGAGGACTGCACGAGTAGTGTTCCTTTCAGTCGGGATTGCACGAGGTTGTGCGAGGGTGGGGGGCAGAGCCCCTCATGGCTTAACGAGTATAGCGTCGCGGGCTCGTGTGAGCATGTCGTAGACGTGGCCGAGAGTGGTCGAGGCGTGGTTCGCGCCGACGCCGTCGTAGTGGGAGGCGCCATCACGGTCGGGGTCGGGGAGCGAAGCCCACTCGCACGAGATACCGTGGGCGAACTCGGCGTCAGTGAAATGACGACGCCACCAAGCGGGGTAGCCGCGACCAACGAGGAGGCGGACGGCGAACGTGTCTTGGAGGACGGGGAGGAAGAGAGTGGAGTCGGGGAGAGCGAAGTGGGCTTGGAGCGACTGCATAGTGCGACGGATGATCTGGTAACGGCCCGTCGCGGTGGAGGGAAGACCGCGGGCGAGCATGTCGTCCATGCAGGAGTAGATATCGGCGAGCGAGCGGACGGAGAGGTCGCCGTATGTGCGGCCCTCGATGTCGCCGATAGTGGCGTTGTAGTTGCCAGCAGACTCGCCGGACTGATTGTCAGGGACACCGCCCGCGATGAAGTCGAGGATGATGTCAGTGCAAGGGTCGGAGGAGAGGAGGGTGCTCATTGGAGGGGCTCCGTGGAGGAAGAGGGGGAGAGCGACGGAACGGCGGTACGTGCATCAAGATCGCGGATTTTTGCCGAGAGCATCTTGAACACACGCATGGTGATGAGGAGTTGGAGAGTAGGGATCGGGAGAGCTTTGAGGACGGCGGGCGACACTCCCATCAGTTTGCAGAACGCGGGAAGCTCGGCCTCGAACTCGGCGTTCGCGGCAGTGGCTTCGGCGTGGTCGATTGACTCGACGATGGCGTGGCGAGAAGTGTTCATTGGGAGGGGGCTCCTCTGGAGGTGCGCACGCGTTCTAATAGACGTGCTCTGTAATTGTTGAGGGCGTCTAGGACTTGAGGCTCAAGTGCAATGCAGCAGCTCTTTGAGACTCCGTCGCTAGTCCATATCCATATATGGAAGCCATCATAATCCGCATAGACACTGTCTCCTAGATATACTTCGTCCATTGTTGTCACCTAAACAGTTGCGCGAAGTCGGGGGCGAGAGACGCGGAGAGGGGGAGACGGCGACGCTTGAGGCCGCGGCCCGCCTCTTCGGTGTTCCAGACGTACTTGCCGTCGATACACTCGGCGACGATGATCTCGTCCGGTTTGCGGGCGAGTTTGGGGGCGAGTTTCTGGCCGATAGTGGCGGTGGTGAGAGTGGAGAGGCCAGTGAGGGGAGAAGTTTCGCGCTCGATGTGAGCGAGAAGGACGGACGTACAGAGAGTGCCGCCCCACGCAAGGTCCATGAAGCCTTCGATCTGTTGTTGGATGCCGCCGATCTCGGGGAGTGAGAGGAAGGGGCGAGAGCCGACGGTGGAGAAGATAACCATACGTGTGAGGCCGGTGAGGCCGTCGAAACAGATGGCGCGATCTTCACTCCACTCGCCAACGTCGCCAAAGGACTCGCCGCAGCGGTCGCAGACGAAGTCGGCGCAGGTGGAGAACAGGTCGAGGAATTGAGTGTAGGAGGAGCGACCTGGATCAACCGTCTTGATGGCGGCTTCGATGGAGCTGACGTGCATGACTTGTGCCCACTTCCGCATGACGGCCCAATCGACGGCGGCGGGGGGCTGGTAGTGAGTGTGGATGGCGGGGGTGGGCGCACCAGGACCGCAGAGGTTCGGGCCGAGGGCGGCTTCGACACCGGGCTCCATGGAAATGATGAAGACTTCGAGGCCAGCGCCGCGATGCGTCGTGCCGCGCTCGTCGAGGTATTCGGGGAGGAGAGTGCGGAGAGAGGTAGTCTTGCCGGTGCCGATGTCACCTTCGAGGAGGACGTTGGATTTCACGTGGTGCACTCCTCGATGAGTGAGGGGGTGGCTTTGAGCCGAGAGATAACACCGTCGGCGGCGAAAAGTGAGTCGAGATACTCGACCTTCACGTCGTGCTCGAATGAGATGAGTGCTTGGACGATGGCGTACTTGCGCGTGATGTCAGAAAAGGCGGAGGGTTGAGCGGCGTCGAGAGCGGCGAGGAGGGTGTCGGCACGGGCGTAGATTTGGTCGAGTGTCACAGCGTGTCTCCGTGCAGGGGGCACGAGGCGACGGGCTCCCACCAGCCGTCTTCGTCGGCGGCGGACGGGGCGTGGTAGATGCAGTCACACTCACCTTCGCCGAACGGCTCGTCGTCGTCGTAGACAGGACGTACACCGCTGTCACGTAACCAAGTCGGGATCAATCCCATGTCACGTCTCCTGTCGAGTGAGTGGATCCCACCGCCGAACCTCGAACGTGTCGAGCCATGCGTCGGGGTCGGTAGAGGAACAGAGGTCGAGAAACGTGCAGCCGCCGAAGTCAGCGCACGCGGCGTCGAATGATTGGGGGAAGGGGTGGGCGTGGCCGGTGCGCCAACCATCGCGGAGTGAGAGGTACTGCTCACACATGGTAGCAGTGTCACTCTGCAACTGCGCCAGCCACGCGTCGATCATCCACTCGGGGCGCGGGGCGAGTGCCCAGCCGAGCTTTATGTCGGTCTTCATCACGCCCATGCCACGGACGATGAAGCCTTTGAGAGTGACACCGTACTCGCACGCGAGCCACACGTAGCCAGTGAATTGAGAGCGAAGTTTCCACTGGTTGCGCCAGAAGTCGGAGTTGGGGTCGGAGCCGGTCGTCTTGTCGTCGAGGCCCCACACGGAGTGCTGGTAGTCGCCGATGAGATCGAAGCGACCGGCGTAGAGGATAGGTTCGCCGGTGTCGGGATGGCAGGAGCCGGGGATGGGTAGGGCGCCGGAGTATTCGATGCACGGGCGGCCAGCGTGGACGTGAATTTGGATCGGGTCTTCGTCGAGCGGCCACTCGCGGAAGTAAGCTTGGAGAGTGACGAGTGCCGCGGAGAGCGTCTTGGCGGCGGCAGTGCGGGTGCCGCCGTCCGGCGCTTCGAAGTCGCCCCACGCGTGAATGACGGCCTCGCAGCCGTTGTGGAGTGCATCGGACGTGTCGCGCGTCTCGAAGTACGTGCGGCGGGCGACTTCGAGGCCGCGCGCGATGCACGCGCCGAAGTGGAGGTGGACCGAGACGCCCGGGCGCGCGAGCCCGAGGACGTGGCGGCGGAAGAATGAGTGCGGGCACTTGAGCCAGTCACTCCGCATCGTTGCGTCGATGACGCGGGGGAAGATAATAGAGGGGGTTGCGCCGGTCGGGGGTGCGCCTGCACCTGCACCTGCACCTAAGGTACCTGTGGTCATGTCGGTGTCCCGAAGAGTGTGTCGATGTCGAGTGTGGGCGCGACGGCCTTGCGAGCGGCGGCACGGTTGCGTGCGCCAGCACGAGCGGCGTTCTCGCGATCGTGCGCGATGGAGAGGAGTATACGCCGCATGTCCTCGGGCGTGACGCGCTCGCGGTTGAGGACGCGGAGGCGGGCGTCGAGGAGGAGGGAGTGGGTGTCGAGAGACGGTGTGTCGGTCATGGCGGAGTTACCTTCTGTGCGGCGAGCCACTCGCGAAAGATATGCTCGCATGTGCGGCCCCATGTGCGGTAGCG